TAATTGAATGATCAAGAGTTATACCTCTGATGAATGAAGTTATCATAAAATGTATATTGTGTTGTTCACTTAGTCTTTGATAAGCATCTTTTTTAGCAAACAACTCAGAACATATATCAGCATATGGTTTCTCATAAACTTCACACTTTTCTTTCTCATCACCAGGTAAATGTCCAATCTCTCTTGTAGGTACAGCAGATCTAACTATCACTACTCTTGAATAGTTATCCTTTGATAGAACTTGTTTTAAGGCTTTATAGAGTGCAATATAAGTCTTTCCTGTTCCAGATACTCCATGGAGCATTATAAAATTAGACTTATCGTATAGTTGAAAAAACTTCTGTTGATTTGCTGTGAGTGCTTCTATTTCATAAAGATCATCAATTCTTACTTTTAACTTATTATTGAATACTGTAAGTTTTGATGTTTCGAAAGGTTGGGATTTTAATACAGACTTTCTTGACATATAAGTCCTTTAAGTTAAGGTTAATGTGATCACCTTACCATAATCAATTTCTCGACAGCTTGTCTTTTAAATTGTTTCGCATACCTCCTGTCTTTTCTTTAATTTTGGATAATACTTCTCTAAAACCATCATCTGGACCCTTCATGCCCATACGTACAAGATCACCAAATGCAGGTCCTGTTAAAATTACTTGCTCCAAATGTGGATTATTGTTTTTGAATTCTTGGTGTTTATGAACTGAAAATTTATGTTCTTCAATCTCACCAGTGTCTTTATTTCTGAATGTGTATGTTGCCATATAATTTTATTTATTAAAAAACGTGTTCGTGATTAAAAACTTGAAAAGAAATATTATTATTAGTTTCACTTAATATTTTTGTTTTAGCATTTTCTAATTCTTGTTCAGATTTAAAAATACCAACAAACTTAGCATTCTTTCCTCTACCTTTACTATCCATTATTTTATATTCTAGTGAATAAAACCTCCTCATGTTATACTCCAAATGAAGGTTCATCACTATTTGTTGCATATATCGAATCAACTCTGTAAGTTGGTTGAGAAGGTCTATCAGATGGAAAAGGCCAAGTAGAATATGTTTGACCATTTTCTTGAGATTTTTCTGCAATCATTTCCATATCATCAGAAGTATAGTTATATAAACTTTCATTTTTTCCTTCAGGGAATTCAAAATTCATAAAACCCTCGACATCAGAATTTCTATATTCATTTGAATATTCAGATACTTCTGAATCTAAGTCATCAAATTCATCATAATCTACTTTCAAAGACCCATCAAGAATCCATCCTGCACTATGCATAAACGAAGTTAAATTTTCAACAAATTCATCTTCATCTGATGCTGAAAATTCAAAACTTAATTTTGTTTTGTCGTTGTCATTTTCTTGCACAATCGTATATTTGTAAGACATTAATTTCTCCTCATGGTAGCATGATCAACAGCATCATCACTGTTAAAAACGGGAACGGGATTAGACTTATGCAAAGTACTAACGCCAAGCATAGCCGAACCAGTGTATTGGTTTTTTTCTTTCTTAATGCATGGCGAAAAGTCATCTGAATTGAGACTAGGTATCTTTTTAGTTTTTCTAGGAAACACTCCTGATACCTCAAGAGTAAACTTCTTTTCATTAATATCACCTTGTAAATGTGCTGGCAAAACCTTACGTTTAGAATAAGGATTAATACCAAGTTTTCTACTTTGCTTAGATTTACCATAATTTAAAAATTTCATCACTTTTCCTTTCGAGATCTACTTTTAGATTTTTTAACACTTTCTTCTATTATAGCTGGAGGTAATAAATCAGGAAATGTTTCTCTAACTAATTTTTCTGTAATTGATGGATATTTTTCTTGTAACTTTTTATCTTTTACTAAACATATAACATTAGCTTCTTGTATTTGAAGACCCATTAACATTTCAATGAATAATCTTTCTCTTCTAGGTGCTGTTAAATTTTGGTTAGCGTCAAACCATATATAAAATCTTCTAAACTCTCTCTCAAGTGTAGTGTCTTCTAACCCTGCAGGTTTTCTTTCATTTTCAAACGGAGGCCTGCCTTCTGGTAATAAAAATTTAATATTTGGATTATAATTATAATTTAACAAATGCCCAACTACACTATTTTGATGTGCTTCATTTCTTAATAAATTTAATCTATCAAGATCATTAGCTTGTTTCTCAACAATATCATATACTTCAGACACTAAATTTCTCATACGAATTCCTCTATAACGTCAAGCATTTTACTAAGTTTATGCTCATTAAAATAATTTTTCAATATATCTTTATTCAAATTTATATCAAAAGGCGGTTCAGCTTTAATAAATGCTAATTGTATTTCACTTTCAATGTTTGATGGAATCCTAGATAAATCCACTAAAGTTTGATTACGCTCAAAATTTCTCACAAACATTGAATCTTGAGGCATTTCAATTGGATTAATTTTCCATGCTTCTAATTTCTTTGAATGTATTGGTCTTTGTCTCTTACCTTCTACAATAGCGTCATCATCTGTAAGAACATTAGGAACACCGTCACCTTTATCTCCTTTGATAATATGTTCAAATAAAACATCTTTAGGATTACTGTTACACTTTATAAATTTATTTTTTATTGGAGACCATTGAACTACTTTATCATATTTTTGCAATTGCATAAAGTCATGATCACCCGACACAATCATAATAGGTTCATTTGGATGATGTTTAACATATGTTGCTATGATATCATCTGCCTCTGCTCCTTCAACTTCAACAACTGCCCAAGGAAAATTATCTTTTAATTCTTGTTTGAGCATGTTTATAGTTTCAAATATTAAGTTCCAGTCAAATCCTGAGTCTTGTCTTGCTTTTTTTCTGTTAGCTTTATAGAAGGGGAAAACATCTTTTCTCCAATACTTCTTACTATCACAAGCTATTGTCATACAACCATAATCATTTTTAAATTGTTGATAATGACTTCGTATAGTGTTAATAACCATATGACGAATTAAATTAACTTCTAGCTTGGCTTTTTTATTATTTCCAATTTCAGCCATAATATTGGAAATCACTGTTTGTGAATAATCTACTATAATCATATATCACCTTTTTATTGAATATATATTGTAACTTAAAGAAATATAATATTCAACGTTACTTTATACTTGATTTTGACCAAATTTATTTGGTTTTGGTTTTGGTTTTTCTGATTTAAATACTTTGTCTAAAACTTCTTTTGGTATTTCAGATATATCATTTTTATCAACTACTTCTTTAGTATCATCATATTCATCTAAATTAACCGTTATTGTTTTTTTATTTTTAGTACCTTTTGGTCTACCTCTTCTATCTCTTCTATTTAAATCTGTACCATATACTACTCTTACTTCTCTATTAGCAGCTATCAACAAAATTATAGCAAGAGGATCAAACACTAGTACTATAATAATTATAACACCCCTGACAGCCTTCTCTATTAGCTTTTTATCAGCTTCACCATAAATAAAATCCGCAATGTATTTTATAGGGCCTACTTCAGCTTCAAATGCTATCTGTTGTTTATTGAGTGTAAACTTTTGTGATTGTAAATCAGATACTATTACTTGTGCATCATCTATAATTTTATTAAGATCAACTCTTTCTGGTTTTTGTTTTTCTCTAGTTGCAATAGCTCCAGTTGGACCTCTAACTCTATCATAATTCATTAAAGTTTGTACGGCTTGATCAAGTTGAGATATAACTAATTCCGCGTCATCTATTCTTTTTTGTTGTCTCTGGATCTTTTTATCTATCAATCCAATCTGAAGTGTGTTATCACCTGACACAGTAGTTTGTTCAATATGTGCTTTAGATAAGAAACCAAATATACCCATTGATGTTATAAATGAAAGTATAACAACAGCTGTGCTAAAATAATATTTTAAAAAGCGAGGAGATGTAATCCAGTTTCTATACAACCAAGATGCTGCTACTAGCTTACATATCTCTAAACTAACTCCCATAATTATTATAGGAATCTCTGCAGCTGGAAAAATTGAAACTAAACCAACAATTGAATAGAATGCAGCAACAGCTGAAAGAAATAAAGCTGAACCAAATAGTAGAAATATAAATGTCATAGTTTTAAGTGACTTCTGTTTACTCGTACGTTAATTATACCATTATACCATTTTTCTGAATCTTCTAAAACTGTGCGCAGAAATTGTTCTTTTGCTTCGAGATAATTAGCTGTGCCTTTTGACTTACATAAATGTATAATCTCTCTTGTAAATTTATCTTCACCTAATTCTTTTATATCTTTTTTAAGTTCTTCAGATGAACTCCAATACTTCTTCCAATCAGATTCCACTGTTACTTTTTTTTTCTTCTTATTGACGGTTTTGCGTTTAAGAGACCAAAAAAGTTTCTTGCCAATGTATTTTCTGCCACTGGTAGTGTTAGTGATAATATAAACAAACCCGTAGTAATCGCCCGGATCATTAAACTCTTCTCCTTTATATTTCCACATTGGGAAAAGAATCCAGTTTATCCTCTTCCATTAGTACTTCCTTATCAATCTGTGCACTACAAAATGGACAAAAATGAACTTCATAAAAGTCCTCATCCAAATCGTAGTGCACTGTAAACTCTGCATCACATTCATCA